CTGCTGTAAGACCTGTGTTAGTTCCAGGAGTTATTCCTGAAAGACCTAATTCTTGATACCCTGCATTGTAGAATTTTAACGCAATAGAACCCGGCACTAAACCTACATTACCACTTGCAGCTCTAGCTTGAGCAAAGAAATGAGTAGCCTTAAATCGACCTGTCCCATCAGTTTGTGCTACTGTATATTTATCAAAGTTATGGTAGTCATTTCCATACCAAAAGAATACAGTAGGTGTAGAAGCTACTGCAGCAATCGTAGAGCCATTATGGCCTCTTGAAACTACTATATGATGGTCAGCTAATGTTTGTTCTGTAGGGTTATCGTCAAATGTCCCTTCTACTCTAACTATTTCGTCTGAGATTCTAAGTTTATCCCCAACCCTAAACCTTTCATGGTCTCCACTAAGCTCAAAAACTACAGGGTCGTCTGTGTTATTAAATTCTCCACTTGCTATAGTGTTACTTGTTGTTATCTTTAAAGCTCCTGCTACGGCAGGAACTGAATTATTTGATACGGCTGTTCCATCAAATTGTGTTGATGCACCCTCTGTTGATATCAATGCTCTTACAGGTGGAGCAAATGTTTCCCCGGGCATTACCATGGTATGGAGGTATCTTGTTGCTCCTGCACCTGTTGTCTCATCAGAGTAAGTTTCATATCCTGATAATGCAAATATAGGAACGCCTCCTTTATTATGAATCTCTATTTTTCTAGGTATAGGTTCTGTTGCACTACCTGATGTCCCGTCTGCAGAAGATACATCAAATATTTTATTAGATGTTCCGTTTTTAACAATGCTTGTTTTCTGAAACATAGCAGGTCTATCGGTTGATACGATACTTAAATTTTGTTGTGGCGTTTCCTCTCTTTCCTGACTCCTAACTTGTATACTTGAACCACCCCCCGTATATTGTATTGCCATTTATTTTTCTCCTTTAATTATCGAATGTGGTAACGAACTAAGGCGTTTACGCTGTAATCTGAATTCGTTCCATTTCCTTCTATTGTTAGTGCTAAATAATTACCTGCATCTACATCAGCAGACTGTATACTTAATGATTCTCTATAGAATTGTTCATAGCCTGCATTTGCCATTCCTACATGGTCTGCTACGATTGTTGTGCCACTCCAAGAGTTTATAGTCGTTCCATCAGATGTGGCTAGACTACATAAATGAAAGTTTAAGGCATCTCCACTAGCTCCATTAGCTCCTACTAATATAGTTACTGCATCTACTGTTATATTAGTATCTACATAATGCAAGTGATGAATCCAATCATCTCCGTTATTGCTAATAGATGGTGCTTCAGGGTCTGTGGCTGTTCCAAAAGTTACAGCAGCATTTGTTATTGCACCCATAATAGGAACACCAATATGAGTTCCATTGTCAACATCTATATCATTATAGCCAAATCTTAGATATTGAGTGTTGGCTTTAGTTTGTGTCTCATTGACTTTTACCTGATTTTTTAGAGTGTCTACAACTAAGATATTATCGCCTGACATATTTTGAACTCGAAATGTTTGAGAGTGGTTTGTTGTTGATGGTTTCATAGTTGTATTTCTTTGCCCTAAAGTTAGCATTGTACTGTTTCCTTCACCGTCTTTAACTAATGTGCCTGACCCACCTACTCCATTATTGGAATTGTCAAACTGTAATAAATCTTTATATGAATTTGCTATTGTCTTATCTGTTAAACTCATTTATTCTCCTATTGTGCATTAATCCAATCAATAATTTCATTAATTTTATCTATTATCTCTTTTGTTAACGCCATATCTTCATTACCTTCATCTATTTCTATATCGTAATCTATTTTTTCCATTATGTATATTCTCCACTTACTGTCATACTAAAGTATAAATCTTGATTACCACTTGTCGAATCTTTTTTTAACATTACATAAAATGTATCGCCCTCACTAAATGTATTACTACCAGTAAAATCTTCGCTATGCCTTACATTTCTTAAGGCTGCCGAAGTGCTTATTGAATTTGTTTTTAATAACAATGATAATGTTGTAGAATTTTGGTCGTGGACAGAAGACCCTTTATATATATAAAATTTAAAAGGGTCTGTTGCCCCAGTATCATTAGTGTAGCCCTGTACTGTTAAATTTGTTATTTTACCAGCTGCTGGGGCTATCCATAATGCTGCTGGTGCATCATAAACATTTATAGTTGTGGGGCTAGAATCTAAGTTAGACCAAGACTCTCCAAGAGGTCTAAATTGAAAGTAGTAAAACGTTGAAGAATTGTTATTTGTTTTAAAGCCACCTGTTACAAAATGAAATCTGTTTTTAATTTCAGGCTGAAATTTAACTTTGCTATCAGCTTTTATCGTAACAATACCATCTACATCACTATCAAAGTTTGCAGACTTTATTTTACCTTCGTTATTGATAAATATATTAGTTGGCTCATCTCCAACAAATATTTGTTGAAAATCTTTACCAAAGTTTCCACCTATTTTTAACTCTTTACTCATTTTGACAGCTTCTTTACCAACTTCTTTATAGCCTTTATTTCTAATACAGCTTGCTCTAACTTAGCTTTTGATATAGCATTGTCTGTTTCTAGGTCGTTAATACGCTTATCTGCATCGTTTTCTTTATGCACATAGTCTAACACCTTCTTAAATCTTTTAGACTTGCTAAAAAGGTGTTCTATGACCTTAGATAAAATATACTTCGCTATCTTTCCTTGTATCATTTTTTGCCACCAAATGGAAGTTTCTCCCATATTGGTTTTATAATTGAGTCAAATATGATGTCATCTTTTTTGCTTGGCGATAGTTTTACTATTTTTTCTAAAGTATAAAATCCTAGTAAAATCCATTCCCAATTTGTTGTTATCCATTCCATTGTATTTCTCCTTTAATTTTCTTCTAAAAATTGCTCTAATCGTTTTTTAAACCCATTAGAACTGTCTTTGTTCATTAATTTACCTATAATATCTACTGTAATTCTTTCCATAGTAACTTGACTAGTTTCTATCTTTTTTAAATCTAATTGCATTATTTTTTGTTGGTCAATTAGTTTAATTAATATCATTCTTAAATCTTTATCAACCACATCGTGTGTCAAGTTAAATTTACGATGTATATCTTTTGTCAAATCCGATTGTATCCATTCTTGTTGTTTAGCAGCTTCTTTATCTTTTTTAGATATGTAAAAAGCTAAACCTATAACTCCTGCCACAGGTAGGCCAAAGGTTTCGATTATCTGAAATATGTCCATTATTTAGCATACTTTACTATCTGCGATAATCTTTTCGCACGATTTGGTGTTTGACGATACCAACGGGAGTCAAGCATCTCGGTGGATGCAGATTTAAAATCGCCTAACCTTAAAAACTGTATTGTTTTTTTAAACTTGCTAAAGCCTGATAAGCCCATTTGATAACACATCTCGATAACAACATCTTGAACCGACTCAGGTAAGTCTAATACAAATTCGAACTCTTTATGAATTCTTAGCTTAAGCTCTCCAAGTTTTCTTTCAAGAATCATATCGCAAATATCTTCATCTAAATGCAAATCTTTTATCGCAAATCCGTAGCCTATAGTCTCATATCCTTCTGTGCATTTATATACCCTGCTTCTATATCCCTCTGACTGTTTAATACTTTCTACTAAAGACATTATTTCTTCTTCTTCTTTTTAGCTGATTTCTTTTTTGGTTTAGGCTTTGGTTTTGGTTTTGGCTTTTGTTTTAATTCTTCTTTTTCAACTACAGTCCAAGCATCAGAATCCATCATCATGTGGTATTCTAACTCTGTAGTATCTTTGATTTCCCCTGAAAGATTATGTTTAATTGTAATCATTGATATCTCCTGTTGTTATATATGGGGGTCAAACGACCCCCATATAATGGTTAGTAGTGATTACTCAGCACCTAAGATGAATACTCGTCTTTGACCTGTAGTGCTAGAATTTCTGATTGTGCATCCATAAATCATATCAGAAACCATTTTAGTTCCTAAATAATCTATGTCGTACTCAGCTTGCATTCTTACACCTTGGCTATAAGCGATATGCATAGCAGACTTATGAATACAATACCCGATTGGGGTAAAGTTATCAGTTTCTCCACCTGCATTATCCATGTTAGTTGTAGCTGTAGTTACGTTTGGAGACATGATGATAGGCATGCCAAAAACTGTAGCTATTTGACCTGTTTGGCCAAAACCTGCACCTAATGGAGCAGCTGCAGTTCCGTAAGATAGCTGAACTAATGCAGATAATGTTGAAAATGCAGCAGGACTTACTACTAATGTCCAATTGCTTACTTCAGGGTCTTGCGATAATACGTTTGATAGTATTAACTCAAAGTCAGCGTTATTAGCTGTCTTTAGGTCTGCACCTGTAACAATACCATTGATTTTACCTGCAGCAGATTGGCAAGAAGCTAATAATTTAGACTCTAAATAGCTATCAATCTTATTAGCTAAAGCGTATCCCATTTCAGATGTATAGATGTTCATTAAGTCATAATTTGACTGAACTTTTAACACATCTTCTATTAATGTAGCAGAATAGCTATGTTGGTCTACTGTTAGAGTTTCTTCTGTTTGGGCAGCTCCATCTGTTCCGTAGCTTATTGCCGACTCTACAGTTTTGTCTCCTGTTGCGATTGTGTCAAATGTTGGGATATGAATTTTATCGCCACCACCTGCAACAAATGGGGAAAGGTCGTTTGCAAGATTTGCAAAAACCAATTTATTTTTAAATGCTAACTCTACTGCAGGCGACCATACTTCAGGAACAAAAACCTCATGTGAAGTAGTTCCTGCTCCATTTAATCCCCCTGTAGCAATTTTGGCGTTTCCGAATGCCATAGTTTATCTCCTTTTAGTTTAAAATAATTTATTTTTTACCTGAAAGGATTTGCTCATGCCATACTTTTCTTTCGGCTTCAGTCATCTCTGCATAGTTCTTGTTGCTAATTGGAGCAGACTTTGCCATGCCTGACAGTATTGGATTATTTTGCTGTGCAGGTTTTTGAGAATTTAATTTGGCATCTAATGCTTTTAATTCCTTTAGAGGTAAATTACCAAATACCTCTCTATCTTCTTCAGTCATTTTACTAAGAATCGACTCCTTTTCACTTGTAAGCAATTCGTCATAAGCCTGAGCCTTGACTTTTAAATCCTTGATTTCGGAATCTCTTTTATCTAAAAGAGTTTTAAATTCGCCTTCTTCTTTAAGTTTGGCTTCCTCAATCTCAGTTTGTTTTGATTGAAAGTTACTTAGTTTTGACTCTGCATCTTGCGACCTTTTTCTTAGTTTTTTCGCATTTGCAACTTCAGCGTTATAGAGAGCTTCAAAGTCTACAGCTTCTTCTGAATTTGTAGGTTGAGCTATCTGCTCATTTTGTGTTTCTGTGGCCTGCTGACCGGTTGTATTTTCCATAATTTCTCCTGAAATATGTTTTTTTACTTAATATATTTGTCTTTAATATATAAGTTACCTATGGAATATTGAAAGGTTTTTTATGCAAAACTTAACAAATTATAAAAATGATTGGTTTTCATTTATTGATTATGAGCCACATTTAGGACAAAACAATTTACATTTCCCACCGAATGGAGAGTTTGATGAAACATCCAATCCTGATGGGGATAGATTTATTGTAGCGTGCTGTGGTAGACGTTTTGGTAAAAGTTATTCAGCAGCTAGAGAAGCAGAGGTAGTTCTGACTCAACCAAATAAAGTTGTTTGGATAGTTGCTCCAAGCTACAATACTTCAGAGAAGATATTTAGGATAGTATATGAAGATATGGTTATAAAAAAGAAATATAAACCTAGTCAATACTCAGCTAAAGAGCA